GCTACTAGGAGGAGGTATACCAAGTTCCACTCACGTCCACGTAATTATTATACTATCACTTTGGTAATATGTCAAATGTCTTTGGTTACAATATTTTCCAAAATTAAAAAAGGGTAAATTGTTTGTGCAATAAGTTTGTGTCCTTGCTCATTCGGGTGTTTACAAGGTGTAAGATACTTGTTAACCAAATTAAACTGTTTGTGATTTTTACCGTAGTCTTGATGGTCTGTATTTGATAGATATCTTTCACAGCAAATATCTATCATTGTATTATTTTTTTCAGACCAATTAATCCAATTAGGAAATGATATATTTTTATTCACAGCACATTCTCTTATTAGTGTATGGTCATCAAACGACTGCATCATACAACATGGAATCTTTAAGAGTTCCAATAATTTTACAGTTGCTAATATATCGCGTTCAGTATCAAATATTTGACGTTTAATACCATCAGGCAAATAGAATTTTTCTAATTTAGTTTTCCGAAAAAAATTAAATCTGTTAGTATTGCCAATCCTCCTGTACTCATCATCTATCCAAGTACTATTTCGTATAAACGTAGTCCATCCTATGAATACGAAACAGTCATTAGTATTTTGAGACTTAGCCCAGTTATATACAGTATAGGCAATCTGATTGTTACTGCTTCCAGGAACAGCAAAGTTTTCAAACCCGGTAAAATTAGTATAGTATTGCAATTGATTGACAAAACTTATCTGTTTAGATTGTTCGTGAGTAAGTCCAGCGGCAAACCCTAACGTAAAACTATCTCCAAATGCAATAAATTTCATATATGTTATGACAAATAAGTTTCATTAAAAAAATCAAAACTATCCTTGCCGTACTTAGTCCCTTGTATATTACAGTATTTACAAGGAGTGTTGTCTGCACGTTTTCCGTTTTTTAAACTCAGTCGATATTTGTTCATTCTATCTGAAAACCAAATCTCTTCAATTGAATTATTAGCCAAGTTACCAATTATGCCGTTACGGCCCCAATCATTACAACAGACTAAAACATCACCATTCCAATCTATAAACATTTTGTAAAACGGTAAAAAACATTGTCCTTGATAGATGCCTGTTCCTTTTTGTAAAATTATGTCTGAACGATTTACAAGATTTATTTCAAAATTCTCCTGGTAGCAGTGTTTAAAAGTTAATTCTAAATTAATTCCTTTTAGTTTATCTGTTAGCTCGTCTGATATATCAGAGTCGTACATGCTGATAGTTAGATTAGTACACCCTGCTAAACTTAATCCCTCAGCTAGTTCTCTTGATAAAAAATCTGCATTGGTATTGATCTCGATCCATTTACACAGTGGCACAGCACTTGATATGATTCTAACTGCATCAACTAGCGATTTATATAATAGTGGCTCACCAAATCCTACAAAGCTAACTCTACCAGTGTAGTTTATATCTTTTAAATCTATTGCAATCTTTGATACCAGATCCAGAGACATTTTTTCCTTTGTATTAGGATACAAATCAGAATCACTTCTTGGACAGAAAGAACATGACCTGTTGCAAATATCAACAGGATTAATTTCAACAGTTTTTAAAGTGGATAGTAAATCACTTACACCGGCCTGTTGAGTAGTTCTTAAATAGTCAATATTCATTTGGGGGTTATAGTATGCGAGTATTCAGTGTGCCAATCTTCCGCCATAGGCACTGAATCGCATCCGTCAAAACAAGGCGTACCTAACGTGTAATGTAAAAGTTTGGCATCTGTATTAACACCATGCTCGTCTGGTAGCCAATTCCACTCGATTGGAAGACTACCAATGTCAGCATCTTCTAACCAACAAAATCTATGTAAGTATTCTCCGCTGGTGTTTTTTATATAAGTTGGTGTTAGTGTTAAGTTTTTAGGATGAGCACAATTCCAAAGAATAACGCTACTCCAATTTTTGCGAGGGTAGTTTGAATTTTTAGACCCAAGGTATTTGACAGATGATTTCGTTTTGTAATCGTGCTTGACAACCATAACGGCTTTTTGGTCGTTATGCAATGCATACAGTCTATGTATATCTTCTTTAATTATCATATCACCATCTATATAAATTGCCCATCCTTGATAATCTACTAGTTGAGGAACTAAAAATCTAGTGTAGGTAAAATGATTACTGCCATCTGTGTGTGTTTCGTCATAGACAGGCAACAGATTAAGTGACAATGGTATAATGGCTATAGGTTTAGAGCTATGTCTAATAATACTGTTTACACATGTATGATAAGCAATAGCTTCTTTTGGATCGTACCCAACGAAGATTTTAAGCATGATGTATTTATTAGGTTAAATAGGAGTAATGAATTTTACAGATATACCTTTCAAACAAATAATCAAATTCGGTCAGCAGACAATGTTGGACCGGCCGCTGTTCAATGTTAGTTGGATTTTGGGAAGATTCTGTAATTACAAGTGTAGTTATTGCTGGCCCTATGCTAGAACAGATATTCCAGATCACCAACCGCTTAAAGTGTATAAAGCCACAGTTAACGAGATCAAGCGACAAGCACGAGCCAATGGGTTTAACCAGTTCCATTGGTCGTTCAGTGGAGGTGAACCCACTGCCTACAAACACCTGCTAGAGTTAACTAAACACTTAGATGACGGTGCGACAACTCCTTACCAAACTGTGCATATGACTACTAATTTAAGTCCAGGACTTAAATGGTGGGACTCGTGGGCTTCATCTACAAGCCTTCTTCAACGTAGAAGCATAACAGCTAGCTTTCATACCGAGTTTGCTAATGAAACAGAATTTGGTGCCAAGTGTCTACAGTTAATGTATAATCAAGTTCATGTAACTGTTAATCAGGTTATGGTACCTAGTGTGTTTTATGAAACATTAGAACGTTGTAAACGCTTTCGTGCCCGAGGAATTAACGTAACACTCAAACCGCAGAGTAACGATACTGCCACTACTATTGTACACGGCTACACTCCTGAAATGATTAAGATTATGCAGGATGATTTCGAGCAACAAGAAGGATATCAAATTAGACTAACAGACGGCAAGCAGGATTATTCCATTGATCAAGCAGAACGATTTAATGCATTAGGTTTTAACAGTTTTACCAATTGGACTTGTAATAGCGGGTATCAAAGTGTTATAATAAGAGGTAATGAGGTCAAGCGGGCATATAGTTGCCACGAAGATAGCTTAGGTACTATAGAACAATTTACATTATTTTCTGCACCTAAGAAATGTACAACAGCTCGATGTGTCAGTAGTGCTGACAGTAAGATACCAAAGGTAAAATAATTATGCTATACAAATATAAATGTACAGTACAGCCTCATTTACATTCTAAAACATTTCCGTATTTTGAAGAAGCATTTGACCGAATTAGAACATTAGACAAGTGGTTCTACTTTTATATCAATGAACCAGTTAAGCCAGTCATTGTATGGAAGTCGTCTAACCTTGGTAACTATCAATTACAACCTGGAACAAACCGATACATCGGTGTTTCACTAAGATGTAGCGACGAATGGATAGACGGACTATTCATAACAGATAACCAGAATGAAATTAATCAAACTCCAGTCAATATTAAAGTTTTTGATTTAGTCAGTAGTGTGGACTTAGATATGAATCACCCTAACTTTTACTACATTCATGCTCAAACAGAATCCCATATATGGGGAGTTAGTGGAACTTATAATTTTACGAATTCGTGGTATTGGTCTGCATGGGATTGGATTTATAGTTTAAAGTATTGTTGGGCATTAGAATACAATGGTAAACTATATTATGTAAATCGTGAAACTAAATTTCAAGGTACTGTAAAAGAAAACTTCCGATCTGTTAGGGCTTATTTTAAAAAGCCTAAGCAGGTAATCAACGCATCTGATTTTGACTCAGTACGAGATGCTGTTCAATTTTTATTTGAAACAATAAAGGCAACAGAGCCGTCGTTAAAGGGTTAGTATGGAACTTGTGGAAATCAAACAAACCTGGCCAAAAGACTTCTTTAGGATAGATCTCTACATTGGAAATATTTGCAACTATAAATGCTGGTATTGTTTTCCCGGAAGCAACGAAGGAACTTACAAATGGCCCGATTTTGATTTATATGTAAAACATGTATCTTACATTTTAGATTATTACTTAGAACATACTAATAAAAAGAAATTTCAAATCCATTTGATGGGAGGAGAAGTTACTCATTGGTCAAAGTTTGGAGAGTTCATTGAACATTTTAATTCAAAATATAATTGCGTATTCTCATTGGCAACTAACGCATCTAAAAAACTAGACTGGTGGAAGAAATTTGGACATTATTTAGACAGAGTGTCTATTAGTCATCACGAAGAATTTTCTAATAAAGTTCATAATAGAGAAGTAGCAGATTATTTGTATACACAAAATATATTAGTTAATGTACAAGTTATGATGGATCCTAAATTATGGAACAATTGCATAGAATCTGCTGAATATTATAAAGGTAGTCGATATCGATGGGGCATCCGCTACATTGAAGTTATACAAAATAAATTAGAGTATACAGAAGACCAGCGTAAGTTGTTAAATTCTTTAATGGCGCAGGATCCTAATATTTTTTGGTATTTGCGATCTTCAAAGATTAAAAGTATCAATACGTATGCTATTGACAAAAATGGCAAAAAATATAAAATGAATGATCAACAACTAGCTCTGGAACGTTTAAATACTTTCACAGGATGGGAATGTAGTTTAGGTGTTGAATGGTTAAATGTTAAATTTGACGGATCAATTTCTGGAATATGCGGTAATAAATTGTATGCTACTAATGAATTGTTTAATATATTTGATCCAAACTTTATGGAAAAATTTCAGCCACAAATTACAAAAAGTATATGTGAGCAATCTGCATGCTGGTGTACATTTGAAACAAACATGCCTAAAAAGAAAGTAATACCAATATATGCTAATTGATACAGAACACTTACATTACTGGATGCAAGCCATCCGCCAAAGTCCAGATCCCTTGCGGACCATGGATGCGTTTTGGTCAGGACAACTTAAAAGCAAAGAATGGTTAATTTTTAATTTAGGTAAACATATTCATAAAGAGTCTAGCATAGAAATACACGGTGGTTGGGTTGGTGTGCTG